AGGTGGGGCTAACTTTAAAAAATTATTTGAAGACTCAGATGCTTCTAAAAGAAATCAAAACGGTCAAACTAAATCAGGGCTTTATAATTTGTTTATACCTATGGAGTGGAACTTTGAAGGATATATTGATCAATACGGTATGCCTATTTTAAACACACCTACTAAACCTGTTATTGGTATAGATGGAGAAGACGTAAAAATAGGAGCTATTGATTATTGGGAAAATGAAGTTAATTCGTTAAGCTCAGATCCAGACGCTTTAAATGAATTTTATAGACAATTTCCACGTACAGAGTCTCATGCTTTTAGAGATGAATCAAAACAATCATTATTTAATTTAACAAAAATTTATCAACAAATTGATTATAATGACTCTTGTATTTTAGACCATCACGTTACAAGAGGATCGTTTCATTGGAAAGACGGGGTTAAAGATACAGAAGTTATATTTAGCCCAAATAAAAGTGGAAGATTTTTAGTAACTTGGACACCAGAAAAAAATCTACAAAATAGACAGATAACAAAACTTGGCACTAAATACCCTGGCAATGAGCATATTGGATCTTTTGGTTGTGACTCATATGATATATCTGGAGTAGTCGTAGGTAAAGGTTCTAATGGGGCTTTACATGGCCTGACTAAATTTAATATGGATAATGCACCATCAAATGAATTTTTTTTGGAGTATATAGCAAGACCGCAAACAGCAGAGATTTTTTTTGAAGAAGTATTAATGGCTTGTGTTTTTTATGGTATGCCAATACTGTGTGAAAATAATAAGCCTAGATTATTGTACCATTTTAAAAACAGGGGATATAGAGGATATTCTATGAATAGACCGGATAAAAGATTTAACAAACTATCAAAAACTGAAAGAGAACTAGGAGGTATACCAAACTCTTCTGAAGATGTAAAACAATCTCACGCGGCAGCAATAGAATCGTATATAGAAAAACATATTGGATTTGATTTTCAAGGCACTTATAGAGATGCAGATGAGATAGGAACATTATATTTTCAACGCACTTTAGAGGATTGGGCAAAGTTTGATATAAACAATAGAACAAGGTTTGACGCAAGTATAAGTTCAGGACTAGCTATTATGGCTAATCAAAAGCACCTATACACACCTACTAAACAAAAATCAAAAATAAGTGTTAACTTTGCAAGATATAACAATAAGAGTTCCATAAGTCAAATATTAAGATAAATGAAAGGAGTAACGATAGACATACAACAAGCTGCGTTTCCTGATCAATTTGTTTCTGATTCTAAAAAGAAAACTAAACAATACGGATTACAGATTGGGCAAGCAATACAGTATGAATGGTTTAGAAAAGGAGCGGGTTATAATAGCTGTAGGTTTTATGATCAATGGTCAGAATTTAACAGACTAAGATTGTATGCAAGAGGAGAGCAGTCTATAGCAAAATATAAAAATGAATTGGCAGTAGATGGCGATTTAAGTTATATGAATTTAGACTGGACACCAGTTCCAGTGATACCAAAATTTGTTGACATAGTAGTTAACGGAATGAGTGATCGTCTCTTCAATGTAAAAACATATGCTCAAGACGCAATGTCTTCAGAGAAAAGAGGTGAGTTTCAGGAAATGATAGAAACTAATGTTATAGCAAAACCTTTATTTCAGCAAATAGAAAAAGATTTTGGGGTTGAAGTTTTTCAAGTTAACCCAGAAGAATTACCTGAAACAGATTTAGAAATGGAGCTTTATATGCAGATGAATTATAAGCCTGCTATAGAAATTGCTAATGAGTGCGCTATAAATACTATATTAGAAGAAAATCATTATTATCAAACTAGAAAAAGATGTGACTTAGATTTGACTACCTTAGGTATTGGAGTTTGTAAGCATAGCTTTCAAATGGGTGCTGGTGTTAAGGTAGATTATGTAGATCCTGCTAATGTAGTCTATAGCTACACAGAAGATCCTCATTTTAAAGATTGTTTTTACTGGGGTGAAATTAAAACTGTACCTATTGGAGAGTTGTTAAAGATAAAGCCAGACTTAACAAATGAAGATTTAGAGGAAATTTCTAAATACAGTCAAGCATGGTATCAATATTATAATGTAGCAGCTATGTATGAAAACTCATTATTTTATAGAGACACAGTAACTTTGTTGTATTACAACTATAAGTCTACTAATACTTTTGTTTACAAGAAAAAACAAACTGCCAGTGGTAATTATAAAACGGTTGAAAAAGATGATGAGTTCAACCCGCCACAAGAAATGATGGACGAGGGTAAGTTTGAAAGAGTGGAAAAGAAAATAGATGTATGGTATGACGGAGTTATGGTAATGGGTACAAACATAGTTTTAAAATGGGAACTAGCTAAAAATATGGTAAGGCCCAAATCAGCAAGCCAACACGCTATGCCTAATTATGTTGCAGTTGCTCCAAGAATGTATAAAGGTAATATAGAATCATTAGTTCGCAGAATGATACCTTTCACAGATTTAATTCAAATGACTCATTTAAAGTTACAGCAGGTCATAACTAAAGTAGTTCCAGACGGAGTATTTATAGATGCCGATGGATTAAGTGAAGTGGATTTAGGAACGGGCAATGCATACGATCCTTCAGATGCGTTGCGTTTGTATTTTCAGACAGGTAGTGTTGTAGGAAGAAGCTATACACAAGATGGTGAGTTTAATAACGCTAGAGTACCTATTCAGCAACTAACATCAAACAGCGGGGCAAATAAAATGCAGATGCTAGTTGGTAATTATAATCATTACATGGATATGATTAGATCTGTAACCGGATTAAATGAAGCTAGAGACGGAAGCACTCCTGATCCTAATGCATTAGTGGGAGTTCAAAAACTAGCAGCACTTAATAGTAATACAGCCACAAGACATATATTAGACGGAAGTTTATATTTAACACAAACTCTGGCGGAAGCTCTGTCAATAAGAACAGCAGATGTTTTAGAGTATTCAGATTTTGCAGATGAATTTGCTATGCAAATCGGTAAATATAATTTAGGAATACTAGATGATATCAAAGATTTATATATTTATGATTTTGGAATATTTGTTGAAGTTGCCCCTGACGAAGAAGAAAAAGCATTATTAGAGGCTAATATACAAATGGCCCTTTCAAAAGGTGATATAAACTTAGAAGACGCTATTGATGTTAGAGAAATCAAAAACATTAAAATGGCTAATCAGCTTTTAAAAGTAAAAAGAAAACAAAAGCAACTACAAGAGCAGCAAAAGAAAGCTCAGGAAATGCAAATGCAACAGCAAAACAATATGCAAGCACAACAAGCTGCGGCTCAAATTTCTATGCAAAAAATACAAATGGAAGGCCAAACTAAAATGCAAGTTAAGCAAGCAGAGGTTGGGTTTGAAATAGAAAAACTTAAAAACGAGGCGGCATTAAAAGAACAATTAATGCAAACTGAATTTGAATTTGCAATGCAGTTAAAAGGTTTAGAGCAGTCTCAAATAGATGCACGTGAGCAGAATCGTGAAAAAATGAAAAATCAAAGAATAAGCCAGCAATCATCTGAGCAGTCAAAGCTTATTGATCAAAGAAAAAACAATTTACCTCCAATAAATTTTGAGTCCAACGAAGATAGCTTAGATGGATTTGATATGGCGGAGTTCAATCCAAGATAAGCTAAATTATTTTATTGGATTATTATTAACTTTGTATAAATTAAATTAAATAAAATGGAAATTAAAGTAAGAGAAGTAACAAAAGACACAAAGTCTAAGCAAGAAGTAGAAAAAGAACTTTTAGAAAAGCATGAAGAAAAGTTTGAAGACACAAAAGCTGAGCCTACAGCAGAAAAGGTAGAGGTACAAGAAACAACGGAAGCTCCAGTAGTAGAGGAGATAAAAGAAGAAACTCCATCGTCAGAGTTAAATGACGAAGACGTTCTTTCATATATTAAAAATAGGTATGATAAAGATATCGCTTCAGTAGATGATTTGTTTGCGCAAACAAAAGACAATGATGAATTACCTGAAGACGTTTCGGCATACCTTAATTTTAAAAAGGAAACCGGACGTGGTATAGAAGACTTTTACAAATTACAAAGGGATTATGATACCATGGACGATGAACTACTATTAGCTGATTATTACGGGCAAACTGAAGAAGGTTTGGACGCAATAGATATTCAAGATCTTATTGAAGATAAGTTTTCATATGATGAAGAGTTAGAAGACGATAGGTCAATAAAGAAAATAAAGTTAGCTAAAAAAAGAGAACTTGCGAAAGCAAAAAAGTATTTCAATGAACAAAAAGGTAAATATAAAATTCCTCTTGAGTCAAGCGGGAGTGGGTTATCTGACGAGGACAAAGAAAATTTTAATGCTTATAAAAGTTATTTAGAGGAATCTAAAACTACGCAGGAAGTAAATAAAAAGAAGTACGACTGGTTTCTCCAAAAAACCGATGAGGTTTTTAACAATGAGTTCAAAGGTTTTGAGTTCAATGTAGGAGAAAAAAGTTTTACATACAAACCTGGAGATGCTGGCGAATTAAAAAACGCACAAGCTGACGTTAATAATTTTGTAAAGAAATTTGTTGACGAGAAGGGCTTAATGAAAGATGCTAAAGGTTATCACAGATCATTAGCAATAGCCATGAATCCAGAAAAGTTTGCTCAATTTTTTTACGACCAAGGTGTTTCTAACACTGTAGACAATGTTGCTAAAAAATCAAAAAACATTGATATGGTAAGAAACGCTAGTCAAGGTGTTTCTAAAGACGGTTTAAAAATAAGAGCTGTTGGAGACACAAGTAGTGGAAGGGGCCTAAAAATTAGAAGTATAAAAAAAGTATAAATTAATAAATAAAAAATAAATTATGTCAGTACAAGCAACCCCAGGATTTGATTTGCAGCCTAGCGCTCAACAACAAGTCCTGTCAACAAACTACATAACTAACTTTGATTTCTTAAATCAGTATCTACCAGATACTTATGAAAAAGAATTTGAGCGTTATGGAAATAGAACAATCGCATCTTTCCTAAGAATGGTAGGTGCAGAAATGCCAACTAACTCAGATATGATTAAGTGGGCTGAACAAGGTAGATTACATACTAAGTACACAAATGTATCATCTAATATTGCTGCTGGAGCAAACAACACAGCGATTATTACTATTGCTGATGCGTTTGACCCGTTACTAAACACAGGTGTAACGTCTGCTGCATTAAGAGTAGGTCAAACTGTTATGATTTCTGATAACACGCCTGGATCAACTAACACAAATAAAGGTGTAATTTTAACTGCTCCTTATGGTACGTCAACTGCTGCCGGTAGTGGTGGTGGTGCTGCTATGTTAGAAAATCAAATTGAAGTAGCTTATTACGAAACAACTCAGTCATATGCTGCTGCTACATCGTGTACGCTATTTATATATGGATCTGAATTTGCAAAAGGTACTAATGGTATGCAAGGATCTTTAGAGGCAGACGATTTCTTCTTTCAAAATAAACCAATTATTTTAAAAGATAAATATTCTGTATCTGGATCTGATATGGCACAAATCGGTTGGGTAGAAATCCAAACTGAAAACGGTGCTAATGGTTACTTATGGTACTTAAAGTCAGAGCATGAAACAAGATTACGTTTTGAAGATTACATGGAAACTGCAATGATTGAAGCTGTTCCTGCTGCTAATCTTTCACAAGCACAAATCGCACTTGTTAATGGTACGCCACAAGCAAATGATGATCAAGCTGGTTCTGAAGGTATCTTCTATGTAGTAAACGACAGAGGAAATGTATGGGGCGGAGGTAACCCAACTACATTAGCTGGATTTGATTCTGTAATTCAAAGACTAGATAAGCAAGGAGCTATTGAAGAAAATGTAATTTTTGTAAATAGAAACTTCTCATTTGATATTGACGATATGTTAGCTGCACAAAACTCTTACGGAGCAGGTGGTACTTCATACGGTCTTTTTGATAATGACAAAGACATGGCTTTAAATTTAGGTTTCACAGGATTCCGTAGAGGATATGACTTCTACAAGTCTGACTGGAAATACCTAAACGATCCTACAATGAGAGGTGGTTTAGTTGCTGGTGCAGTTAATGGACTATTAGTTCCTGCTGGATCAACTTCTGTTTATGATCAAATCTTAGGTAAGAACGCTAAAAGACCATTCTTACACGTTAGATATAGAGCTTCAGAAACTGAAGACAGACGTTACAAAACTTGGATTACTGGTTCTGCTGGTGGTGCAAGAACATCTGATCTTGATGCAATGGAGGTTAACTTCTTATCTGAAAGAGCAGTATGTACTTTAGGTGCAAACAACTTCTTCTTATTTCAGTCATAAGAATTAGGTAGTAAACTTTAAAAGGGGGGCGAAAGTCATGCATGTAAACGCCCTATTAGTAGCCCCTCTTTTATTTAAAATATAATTAAATTAAAATACAATAAAATGAAAAAAGAAAAGTTTATCAATAAATCGTATAGATTATTAAACGGACGCCGTCCACTATCTTACACAATCCCATCACGAAACAGTTCAAGGTCTCCATTACTTTGGTTTGACGAAGAACAAGGTATTAATAGACCTTTAAGGTATGCAAGAAATCAAAAGTCTCCATTTGAAGACGAACAAGATGGAAATGCTATATTAGAGCCTGTAGTTTTTGAAGACGGAATGTTAATGGTAGAAAGAAGCAATCAAGCATTACAAGAGTTTTTACATTACCACCCGCAAAACGGCATGGTATTTGAAGAAATAAACAGAGAGTATGACGCTGCAAAAGAGCTGGAGGCAGCTACAGTAGAGTTAGACGCACAAGTAATGGCTATGGAATTACCACTTGAAAAAATGATTACTGTATGTAGAGTATTTTTAGGTAATGCTGTAGATAGAATGACTACTCCAGAATTAAAAAGAGACCTACTTATGTATGCCAAAACACAACCAGCAGAACTGGTTGATATTATAAATGATCCTATGTTAGAACTACAGGACTTAGTAATGAATTTATTTGAAGCTAGGCTTATAAAATTTAGTAAAAATAAAAAAGAAGTTTGGTATAATCTAAAAAGTAATAAAAAGAAAATGATGACTATACCTCACAACACTGATCCGTATTATATGGTAGGAACTTATTTACAGTCAGATGATGGTCTTGAAATGTTTAAGCTGCTTAAGAATACTTTAAATAAAGACAAATAGATTAACTATCTTTGTTCTTTATTAACCCATTAAAACCTTTTTATAAAATGGAAAAATTTCTTAAAATAACAAATGCGCCTAAGACAAGTCAGTTGATTAGTCTAAGTCGTTTAAAAACAGTAACAACAACTAGTGCTACAGCCACTACTGTTGTATTAAAAT